GCCGTGCATAGCTTGTGGATCTTGTGCAGCTTCAAACGTCCAGCGAGCGCTCAGTTTGCGTGTGCGGGCTTCAACTGTCTGTTTCAGGATTTGCACGTTGATCTTACGACCAGGTGTACCTTCAAGAGCGGTTGTAGCTGCTGCGCGAGCTGTGCTTGCGTCACCAGAGTAAGCAACTGCGATTTTGAATGGGCTCAGTGCTTCGTCACCGGCTGTTGTATCGGTGTTTAGTGCGCTGGTATCATTCATTGTTTCTGCGTAACGAACGCGCAGAGTGTGGATCTGTGCAATTGGACCAGTCATTGGTTGAACACCAACGATCTCGTTCGCAATAACGGTTGGCATAACACGACGGATCACTGGCAGGATCACGCGGTTCAGTGTAGCAACGTTACCTACTGCGGTTGCTCCAGCTGTTGCGGTTTCCATCAAGTGTTTGCGTGTATTTTCCAACACTACAGACATGCTCGTACGGCGTGAGCCTTGAAGACCTTCTAACAGGGCTTCTCTAGTTTCACCCCAACGACTTTCTAGTAATGCTTGTGTCATTTTTATTTCTCCTTAAATGTACTACTTTAGCCCTGCTAAACGCTTGAGTTCAACGACGTTAGTGTCTGTTTGCTCTACAACCGTCTTAACAGCCTTGTCACCAGTCACTTCTACACGGCTTTCTGACAATACTTGCTTGCTAGCAGGTGTTTGTGCAGGTCGGCTATTGTTTAGAACTGCTGGTAGATACTTGTCAAATGCAGATTTTAGCTTAGGTGTCTGCACTGATTCCAACAACTCGCTCATTAGGCGTGCTTTTTCTTTGGTCAGTGTACCCAGCAATTCGTTCATAGTTTCTTTACGTTCTAGAAGATCTTTCTGAACGCGGATTTCTGAATTTTTGCTTTCCACCAACTGTGTCTTTGCTGTGATCAGCTTTTTACTTTCTGCAATGACATTAGCCTGATTTTCAATTACTTTACGTAATTTATTAATTTCGGTATTTTCATTGAGATGTGTAACTGCAAATTCACTGGCAAAGGCTTCAAAGATACGGCGCCAAACATATTTTGGCGAGCTTCTTTGATGTCTTTCTTGAACTGTGTTAGTTCAGCTCTTAGATTCTTGGCCACTGATTCTTTAACAATGGTTGCACTTTGAGCCACGAACTTGCGTTCTAATGACTCTAGTTGAGTTTTTGCTTGACCCAGTAAACGCACTTTGGTTTCAGCCAAATCACGTTTATCTGTGCTAAACTCCTGAATTTCTTCAGCCAGTTGTTTGATCACGAAACGCTCAAGTTTGGCAATTGATTCCATTTGAGCCTTACGATCACTGCGCAACTCCTGAATTTCTTCAGCCAGTTTGCTTGTCAAGAACTTGTTGAACTTTTGACCTGTAGCTAAAGCATGTTGCTTAAATGCCACGCGGTCTTCGGCCAACTTGCGCTTGTCGTCTGCAAATTCTTGCAATTCTTGTTTCAGACTTTCGGTCACCATCTTGTCTAAAGCTTCAACCATAACTGACTTATCATGCTCGTAGTTTCTGGCGAATTCTTCGCGTAGTTCAGCGCGGACCTGTTCACGGGTCTCTGCCAACTTTGCTTCCCAAGCTTCGCTAATTGCTTGCTTAGTATCTTCGTTCACCAATCCACTGTCGATCAGAGGTTTAATCGCTTCTAGCATTTGGTTCTCCTTATAACTTCAAGTCTTTGATGAGTCTCAACACTGATTCTCTCAAATACTTTTGTACTCTTGGATCGGCACTAACATCACTTGATGCTTCGATCACCCTATGTCCATGACGCATATTCATCAGCCCTTCAAACACTGGCTTAGGATATGCATTTGGTGCACTGGGTTGTGCCACGATATCAACTGTTACTATTTCAAAATTACGAACCTTGCCAGTACTATCATCTACTTCACCACTGCCACGTGAACTGACGCCTAGTTTTACACCACAGTCCAACATGGTTTTAACTATGTTACCCATAGGTGTAGGAATGATTTTCATCTTTCC